CAAACTTCGCAGCCTCGGCCTTTGAGGTGGCACGGATCCGCTCGCGCATTGGACGCATGCCGCTAAACGTGACAACTATTTCATAAAGCTTGGCATTTGGGTTCGATGTTCGACTTAATCCTTCACCAATGATGGCTCCGCTGTCATCGCGCCAATGCAGAAGGAAGTTTTCGACGGAAGCCTGGCTGCCCCACCCCTTGCTGCTCATTGGTCGGCCTCCGCTTTCAAGCGTTGAGCCACCTCGGTCACTGCCAGGTGGCAGATCTTGTGCTCCGAGTACGGCGGGGCCCATGTCTCTACCTCCTTGGCCAACAGGCGCAACACTTCCCGCATGCGGTCAGGGCTGGTGATGGTCATCGAGTTGTTGGCCAAGGACCAGAACGCATCCAGCATCCGGAGCGGAAGCGTCTCCATCGAGTCGACGACGACGGGGGGCTGGTTGTTGGTTGTTGGTTCAGTCATCGGCGCCCTCCACCCCAGGCACCGGCAGGGCGTGGTGGGGGAGCACCTCAACGCGCCGAATCTCTAGGGAATGTGGGCCGTCCTGCGAGTACATGGCCAAATAATGCTGCCCTTCGCTCAGCGCCTGGCTGTATGTCGGGGCAGTGCCACCAGCTTGCTCTTCGTACTCGCTGTCGAACACTGAGAACTCAAACCGCTCGCTCACCGGCACCGGCTCGATGGCGGGGCGGCCCCAGCGGGCTAAGGCGGCGCGAACTCCGGCCATGACCTGATCGTGCCACCCTTCCCAATAAGTGCGGCCAGTGCCGTCTGATTCGCCTTCCATGGTGTCAACTCCGGCGTCAATCAGGCACTCTGCGATCTCCTCATCCGTCGGCCCCTGCGGCTCGGGCTGGGCCAGCTCAGCGCGGGCGCGGTTGGCGCAGTCTTCTAGGTCTTCAAGGTGAACGGTCGGGATCAGCCTCTGTCCTGGGTTGGCTGGCGATTCTCCTTGCCCTAGCAAAGTGTCTGCGGCTTGCAGCAGCTCAGTGCACAGCGCACGAAAGTCAGTCATTGCCACCCTCCAGCTCGGCGGCGATGGCGAGCAGTTGCACGGCTGACCATGCGACTCCGTTGAAAAACACTTGGCTGTGAATTTCAGGCTCCTTCGCTCGGTCTTCCTGCGTTGGCTCAATTTGCGTTGCAGCAGCTCGCAGGGCGGCGGCGGCAATATCCCTGCGAGTAGCTCCAGAGCCTGGCCCATAAACTGCAAAATCAATGGCCTGAGCGGCGGAAGATAGTTCAGTCATTGCCGCCCTCCAGCCTGTTAGCCACCAGCTGTGCATAGCCAGCGATGTCACGCCAGTGGGCAGGTTCAGCTGCGTTCCCGGCAATGATGCGCCCGATCTTGTGAGCGATCATGTCGAGCGTCTCGGCCATGTCGTCGTCGAGCCTGCGGTCCAGGTCGGCAACGTGGTGGGTAATGACACGCTTCAGGTGTTGGGTGATCAATGCGTGAACTGCATAATCCCCGTGGGTCCGACCTCGTTCTTCTAGAAGGATGTTGATGTCTGTTGTCATGCGGCCTCTGGTGGTGTGGGTTGGTTGTTGGTGGATCCAAGGAATCGAGCTGCTTGTTGGCGGTCCCGGCGACCGAGTGCGGTCAACAGGTACCCCTCGGTGCTGGGCCTGATCAATGCTGACTGATTCAACATCGACAGCTGTGCCTTGATGGCGCTTTGCAGCCACGCTGTCTCCCGGGTCAGGTAAGCCACGCGGACCGCTGTCTCCAGCTGATCCAACGACAGGGCCTGTGGGTACGCAAGCCACATCGCATCGAGTAGGTCGGACCGGAGCTGGGCCAACACAACGGGTTCGGGTTTCATGCGATTGGGTCGGCTGTTGGTAATGCTGCATCCTCGCCGGCCCGGTAGGTGCTGAGCACGTGCTGGGCCCAAGCCGCGGCGAGGATCACGGCCTGGCTGTTGGGCGTGGTGCCGTAGCTGGCTCGCCACCAGGAGCGGTAAGCGTCCATCAGTTCGTAAGCAGTGGGCATGAGGGTGCCTCGGGTGTGGGTGTTGTGGTGCTGCGCTGGTGAGGGCAGCAGAGAAGGGGCCGGGGCCCCCTCCGTGCTGGCTTCAGGTGACCGGGTGACCGTCGTGGCCAATGACCGGGTTGGCTCGATGCCAGGCCTCTAGTTCCCTGTAGTGAGCGTCAAGGGCTGGCCGTGCCTCGCATGCGATGCACTCGGCGTCGCTGCGGACGTGTGGGCAGTAGCTGCCAGCGCAGGGATACGGGCAGCTGGGGCGGGTGGTGGTGAGTGCCATCAGATCCACTCCCCCTGGATGCAGGAGCCGAGCCGCAAGGTTGCTGCCAGGCGTTCACCGTGGGCGATTGCGTCTCGCTCGTTGTAGTGCAGGGTTCTGTTGTTGCCGATCTGGCAAGCCCAAGCGGTGTGGGTCATGCTCCACCAAACCAGGGCGATAGGTGCTGTGCTGTTCATGCGTGCGTTTCTGCGTTGGGTGTGTTGCTGCTGTGAGGGCAGCAGAGAAGGGAGCAATGCTCCCCTCCGTGCTGTCGTCAGGCCTCCACCCATACGGCCTGGGTCAGGTCGTAGCGGGCGTCATCCAGATCTTTTACCGACCAAGCAATGCGGGTAAGGGCTCCGGGCACCGGGTCACGATGCCGACCTGTCACGAAGAACGGGTAACCAGCAACCGGGCCGGGTTTGACCGTCTCGATCAGCCAATCAGGCGCGGATCCCTTGGTTTCGTATCGCTTGCCTCCGCAATCGAAGTAACCGGGCCGCACACCCCAGCGGGCGGCGACAGTGTGGATGGGCAGGGCTGTGGTTGTGGCTGTGGTGTTGTTCATGGTCCGGGAAAATGGATGCGGGTTGAGTGATCGGGAATCGAGGTGTAGACCGTGGGCTGCGGCAGCTGGGCCAGGGTCAAGAACCAGAGCGCCGAGGTCATGGAAACGACGGCCAGGATCGTTGCGAGTGGGTGTCGCATGGGTTCAGGCTTCCCAGTAGAAGAGACCAGCAAACCAGAGCCGGGCGTCGACGGTGTCCGGGCTGAAGTACCGGGTCCAAGGTGTGCCCCAGTCCTGGTGCTCGAGCCAGCAGCGCTCAGGCTCGCCGTTGCACAGTTCACCGATTAACCGGAGAGCTGGCCCGCCTGTGGTGATCAACACTTGGAACTCGGTCGGCTCCATGGATGCTGTTTCGTCTGGGCACCGCCAGCCCTCCCGGATCTCGACCGACAGTGCAGCTTCCCGCATAGCGTCCTCGATCCATTGGTTCACGACGTCGTGATTGGTGCCGTCGTAGCCGTGCTCCCTCAGGACTGCCTTGGCTTCGGTTGAGAGGTGCTTGCCCTCGCCTTCCTCGACGCAGAACTGCCAGGCCTCATGGGCTGCGGCGATGCTCTCGGCCCATGCCTTGGCGTTGGTCTCGGCTGAGCTAAGTTCTGTCGTCGGTGTTGTTGCTGTTGTCACGGTGATTTTCTGCGGTGTTGTTGTTGAGGCCCTGCCTACCGGCTAACGCCGGAGCGGCAGGGTTGATGAAATGGGGGCCCGGTGTGGGCCCGGTGTAACTGCGGCCTAGGTCGTCTCGATTAACTGAGAACCGACCCGGCGCCATTGGCGGCGACGTCTCGGGGCTAAGGCTGGGGCAGCGTGGCCCCGTCCCAGAATCCAGCCCTCGCCCTTACAGCTGAAACAGATGCCGCCTTGAATATGGGCGAACCACGGCATGGTTCCGGTGCCGTTACATCCCCACGGGCATTCGTATGCGTTGGGGTTCCCGGGCCATGGGTTGGGTTTAGGGTCTCGCATTGGATCAATACCCCAGCCAGGCGAGCAGGGCGGCTGCGTCGTAAGCATCTGGCAGCGCATGGGCGCAGCAGTGGTCAAGCCAGGCGCCGAAAGTCTCGCCGTGGCCGGTGAGGATGGCCTTTGTGTCGCTGTGCGTGTACCGGCCATCACGGCCGGCCCAACTCAGCATTGCGGCCTTGCTGTCGGCCAGTTCGGCCGCTGCTCGATCAATGGGCACAGCGTAATCGGCCAGCAAGCGCTCGGCTGGTGTTGCGGTTGTCGTTGTCATGGCTTCAGGTCTGCGGATGGGATGGGATGGGTCTCAGGTCTCAGGCCAGGGCCAGGCGCACCCGGTACCGGGTGACCCCTAGATGTTCAGCGATGCGGCGCTGGCTCCAGCCGGAGCGGCTCAGCCGTCGTGCTCGCTGCTCGGTGGACTCGGCGGCCCAGAGGATCACCAGGACGGGCAGCAGCAGAGCTGCGAGGCACAAGGCCAGGAAAGACGTTGTCACTTGATTTACTGCGGTTGGTTGTATTGCAACCTTGGACCTTTGGCCCGGTTGCCCCCTAAGTATAAGCATGGGTCAAGCCGGGTGAAGTTTGGGGGGCGGCTTGTCGGTCAGGTGGCCAACCTGTCCCGCATTGGTCGCAGCCTGCGACTCCCTGCCCTCCTGAGTCTCTGGACCCCCTGTCCAACCTGCGCACCTGCCTGTCTGACAGGTACGCAATGGCCCAGACCCCTTGGCACCACTGGGCTCTGCCCGCCTCTGGACACCCCCCGGGTCCATTTTGGACAAGCGGGAGCGACCCCGGAGGGGGGTGTGCCCCGCTGACGCCTATAGCGTAAGCCCCTCGCATTTTTGGACCAAAATTTTCCCTTACCCCGTCTTTGTCCACCCTTGGTCCTACCCCCAAGGAACGACGTCCGCCATAATTCAATAAAGGTGAATATAGGTGTCTATGGTTCTCTATGGTTTACCATGTATTTTCATCATCAGTACCAATGAAAGAAGATCCTGGTTAACCATATTACTCCTAGGTTAACCATGTACTTGGTATTACCTTACCTCCTAACCGCTTCCCTTCGGGAAGCTATACACTATGGTTAACCATAGTAGCTATATAGTATCTATATACTATATATAGAGGGGGGGGTAAGGCCCCCCCAGCTCTTAGGACAGCCAGCCCTTTCCACTTTTTTCTGCAGCCTTTCTTTCTTCACTCACGCACACATATGTACTACTGGTTTTCTGTGGCTACCATTGGCCCATTAGCCCCCTGTGCCCCCATGGGTCGCCCTAACGAATCCGAGGCCTCACGGGTCCTGTCGAACCTCCACACCGACCTAGCGCTCCACCTGCGGTCCAGGCTCGACGATGGGTCCATCAGCACCGCTGAGCTCAACATCCTTCGTCAGTTCCTCAAGGACAACGGCATCTCAGCTCAGCCGGTGGCCGGCACCAGCTTTGGGGACCTGGTGGCCTCCTTGCCGGATATGGATAAGATTGTGCAAATGCCACGGCGCAAGGCCGCCTAGAACCTCCCATGCCTGATCCTGCCGACATCCCATCCGGGTTCTACATCTCGACCCCCACCAACAACACCATCGCCAATGCCCCGGCTATTGGCATTGGTGCTGGCTACGGCGCTTCGGTGACCCAGGGAACCTCCAAGACCCAGGGCGTCACCATCAACGCCAAGGCTGGCGTCGTCACCATGCACAACGCGAGCCTGGCGTCCAACGCCGCGGTTCAGTTCACGATGACCA